CACAACTTATCATAAGGGTAACCAACACTGGTCGTAGGGTCGACATCTGCACAGGCTTCGCTGTAGGTCCACATACGAGCCTTGGAACTAACTGCTTTGCGCAATAACTCAACGAGTAAAACCGTTGAATGCTGCATATTGGGAAGTTCGGGGTGAAAACGCGTAGTATAGCGAAATTTATCCGCAGCCACCCGAAGGTTTTCTTCGGTCAAAACATTCGGACAAAATCGCTGCTTGATAGCAGGGGGCGGATTTGTCGAACAAAACTCAATATAACGGGGTTCTGACATTCGCTCTTTGCGAGCCTGCTTATGTCTCGGGGTATACATAGCGGCGTGATCAAACTTCGGATCATATTCCTTAACCCATCCAATTTGGTTGTGGCGTATCATAGTAGATATGGTGCCGTTGGTAGGAGCATATCCGAACTCTAACTGGCGTGGCACTGTGCCGGGAGAAGCTATGGGTTTCTTCAACTCCTTGATCCGGCGCTCAGCCTTCTTAGCATGTTCCAACAAAATGCCGGCTGGCACACCGGCATTATCAACCTGGTTTCCAATGTGCATCATGACCACTTCATTGGTGCTAGCACGAATAATGGGACATCCGCTATCACCATGATTGGTATCGACTGTGTGTTTGAAAAGACGTTCGCCCTCATTCATTTGGACTAACTCTTGCGTAGCTTGCCCAAAAGACCATTCTTTTAATTTAATAGCATCATCAGCTATACGAGGAGCAAAAACCATTGCTTGTTTGGTCTCGACGAGCTTGAAAGGTTTGACACCAGGACAATGTGCTACGGGTGCTGAAAGGATGGCAACGTCATCAACGTCGTCTGAGACGTAAAGCACTTCAGCAGGCGCAATTTGGGTGCCGTCAGCAGAAAAAAGCTTGATCTTCTGCCCAACCTGATGTTCAAGTGGTAATAACTCTATATGGGGCGCACCAGGTTTTGGAATTGTCAAACCATGCCGGGCAGTGACCAAGATTTGCGCGTTCATAGTAGGGCTTAATGTATAGAACGTGGTGAACACTTTAGGCTTACCGTCGATAGGTACAGTGCCTTGCAAATAGAATATGCCTTTGTTCCATTCTTCGCGTTTGTTCTGCGTGCCAGCATTGACTAATGCTTCACGAAGACCACGCGCCACATTATCACGGAGATAAGGGACATTTTCTCGGCCTGCAAGGGCATACATCATGTGTTCAAATGCAGGGTCTTGGCGGATGAGGTCGCGCATTTCGGTTTGGGCCTCATGAACATCCATGGGACCACCGTACTGGATTTCATCAAGAAGCTCTAAGACCCTAAAAGTTGCTGCAGCACCGCCAGATCGTTTAGATTCATAATAGTCTTCATCCCAGGCGTCAAAGTCACCCGAACGGCGTGCGTTACGATACTCTATGAAATCGTCCCAGGCCAAGTCGACTTCATTCTCATCGACACGAAATTTTTTCCCTTTGTACGTGACTTCTATATCAGCCGGTAAACCACCACGGCGGGAGAACCGATTGGACTCGCGTTTCCCTTCAGTGAAATTGCGACAACGCCATGAGCGTGCATTGTTACGCGCCGCAACGCCCTTACGGCGCTGTCTCTGCGTGGCTCGTGATTCTCGGTGTTCCACTTCGGGGACTGACGAAGAGCTAGTAGCCTTGTAGGCTGCATAGGCTATAGTGGTCGACGCAATCGCAACAGCGATTGCCTTCACAACATTCCGAGTGGTGAACAGGGCATGCGCAGAATCTTTCCA